TTTTAATATCATTCCAAATAATTGCATAATCCGTTGCGTTCCCTTCCGTTGTCTTAATCAAACCCTGCTCAACCCATTCCAAATACTTGACATTATCTTTTTTTGTCCTTTCGTAAGCCGCATTTTCGGGAATCCAAAACCAACACAACGCCGCAGATTCGCCATTCGGAAGCGGAAAATAAAGATAGAACGCACTTAAATCCGATACACTTGCCAAATCCAAACCGCCGTAACAATCCAAACCATTCAAAGATTCTTTAGTGACGTGTGACATTATATCAGCCGACTTTTTCCACTTCTCAATACTTATCCATTGCGTTTCAGAATTTGTCCAAATATTCAGATTCTTAACTTTAAAAGATAGCATTGCGGCAGCGCCTTCTGTGTTTACGTTTGCAAACTGAACTCGCATATAATCCGTTTTCAAAGCACCGCCCAATGAAGGATTCGCCTTACCCCAATTGCGAGAATCTTCCCAATCGTCGTTTTCATCTAAATCAAAAATCATGATAAACACATTATCATTTGATTTTTGACCTTTGAGAATATCTTTATAATTATCTTCCAAATGCTTACAAACGCCCGCCATATTATATCCTGCCGTTGTAATAATTGCAAGAAGCGGAGAATCAAAAGCACCCATTCCCGTTTCCAAAATGTCAACCATTGACGAATCCGGGTGTGCGTGATACTCATCAATAAAACCTCGATAAACCAAATGACCATCTTCCGTAGCGGAGTTTTTACCGATTGAACCCGAAATCATAGAAGATTTTTTGGCAACAATCCGATTGATATTTGTTGAAAAATTCTTTTTCACCGCCTTGCTGCGATTAATCAAAGTATCAATCATCTTCTTTTGTCGCTTCCAACCGATTTTAGCCTGCTCTTTTTTAGTTGCGGCCCAATACATTTCACCGCCGTCAACAGGAAAAAACATCAAATCCAAGTTAGCAATCGCCGCCAAGAATTCTGTCTTTCCGTTTTTCCGAGCAATTTTAATATAAGCCTTTCGGAATCTTGTCGTTCGTTCTTCCTTCTTTCGCCATCCGTACAATGACCAAATAATAAACGCCTGCCAAGGTTCTAATTGGAAAGGTAAACCTGCAACCGAACCCGAAGTGTGCGGCATTAATCGAATCGCTTTGCACGCCAACGAAGCCCTTTTTATGTCAAAATAATAATCAAAATCCTTTGATTCTGATTTCGTAATATCTTCAATGTGTCGCTGAACCGCTTGTTTTACTGTATTTCCGCAAGTAATTGAACCCTCAATTACACCTTCAATATATTTTTCCGCCAATTCAATTCCCACATCTTTTTTATTTTTTGCTTTACAATCAGTTAATCTGTTTCTACAATCATACGCGCCATTGCAGAAAAAGGATCTTCTTCTTCCTCTCCCCTATTTTCCATATATGCCGTAATCATTTCCCTATCCTTTATCGAAAGACCGAGTTTTTTCATGTATGATTCAACGCTTTTATTGGCTTCTTTCTTTACTGAAAAATATCCTGTGATATTGGTTGCACCGCTTTCAAAAGTTTGAACAAAACCCTTATCTCGACATAATTCAGAATAAGTTTCATAAATGTCCAACCAATCGGCAAACAAAGCGATTGCATAAGTATCTAACTTTGTCGCAACCTCATTTGTAATCAGCAACATCAAAACCGCGGAATAAATCACCTTACCGTTTTCGCTTAATTTAATCGGTGCTTTTACCCAATTTTTGAGCGGGGCAGTCTTATCAACAATCGCTCGTGTCGGTTTCAACGTACCCTCTTTTTCCTTTTCCGACACGGATTTTTTTCTACTCATTCCGTTCCGTTTAAAACACAAATAGCCATGAAGCGTCCGAAATTATCGGACACCTCACGGCTATCTATCTTTATCAAAGATAATACTTTTTATTTAATTACAAACTATTAGAATTAAAACCCCTTTTAGCACTTGTCCAAAAATGTTTTTTTATTTCTCCAATTTGTATAACGCCATTTATTGAATGTACCCTACCAAATCCCAGATACACTTTGTCCTTTACTAAAGGATACTCATTTACTGAATCCGCACAATATTGATACTCTAAAATTGTACCTTCAATATAACGAAATGTAATATTGAAGGTACAATTCATATCCGCTTTTTTGAATCTAAAATTCATGCTTCTGTAATTTAGCCAAAACCCCTTTTAAATGGTTTTGAGGTTTCAATATTTTGAGATTATCCGCATTTTTTGCGGTTTCCATATCCGCAATAATCTTTTGCAACTCCTCCTCAACGCTCCTCACCCGAAGCGTAAAGTTATTGTTTTTAGACTCGTACGCTTTGCAGGCTTCTTTCAAAAAAACGTTGGTGCTTGCATGGCTTTTACTTAGCCTGTTTATTGAATTAGACGTTTCTTCAGACAGCCTAAAGGACTTCGTATTATTTCTCATATAATAAGTTTTAATTGAGCGGAGCAGCTGTAGTAAGTTGCCCCGCTTTTTTTTATAATTTCATAAAACGTTTTTCAAAGACTGTATTCGCTTGTTTTTTTGAGAAAGCGTAACATTCTCCAATCTCAATATTTTCATGCTGATACTTGACCGCATCAACGTGTTTAAATATGATTCTTGCTCTCATTCCTTCTTTGTCAGGGTAATTTTCAACAGCAACAAACTGATAACTTGACCCTAACTTTTTACCAAATTCGTTTATTTGGTTAGGAATTACGCCCGTGTTTAGGTTGCTTTTTACTTGAATTGGATTCATAATCTTCTAAGTTTTTAGTTTTTAGTTTTAAAATATTTTTTGTTACAAATACTCAACAGCATCATATTCTTTAAATCTTGATTCGTAATTTCTTGATTTCAAATCAGCATCTTCTTCATCAATTGATTCTGCAAAAACTTTTGATTGACTTTTTTGAAAGTCTTTCCACATTTTTTTATTTTCAAAGATTTCGCTCAACTTTTCTGCTGACTTTTCTTTTGAAACTTTTTTTAAAAAATCAATTGCATCAGTTTCAGTAATTTCTTGTGATTTAATAATTTCACAAGCTTCTTTTACTTGTGAGTAAACTCCGCTTTTATTAGCATCGGATAGAATCTCCGATACTTTTGGGTGATTTTTTGAACGCTTGGTTTTTGCTTGAAATGTTAATCCTGTTTTTTCACAAATTAAAGTTACCATAATCTTTTAAGTTTTAATTTTGAAGGTAAGCAGTATCGCTTCCTTCTTTCGATAATGTAAAGGTAACACATTTTGCAATACCTTGTATGTAATAATTGAATTAATTTAATAATAATTGCAAAAAATAATAACGGAACAACAACGGCAGAACCAAAAACCTCAATTTTAAAGGGTTTCAATAGTCCTTGCTAATCTTATTTAATACACACAAACACACAGAAACACACAAATACAAACAAACACACACAGAAACACTATCCTTTTTTGTATATATTTGTTGATATTTGTTTATCAAAAGCAATAACGGTATAACAACGCAAAATGGAGGTATGGGAAAAATCAGATTTAATTTAAGAGAACCTCGGGCCATTATTAACACCCCGATTTATTTAATTTATCAAGAAAAACAGGAGGTTTTAGTCTATCCGACAGGGTTGTACGTGACTCCGAAAAATTGGGATTTTAAGAATTATGAATTTCGAGGGAAGTCTGCAATCTCGAAAAAGTCAAATGAATATTTGAAATTTTATCGGTTGGAATTACAAACTATTCTGCTGAACTTTAAAATTAATAAAAATACATTTACGAAAGACAAAGCGAAAGCGGCATTAAATAAAGCGTTTAACGGCACTTCTATTGACGAAGTAACTATATACGATTTTACTAAAACAATACATGACAGGCTAAAAGGGACGGTCAATAAGCAAGGTTTACCTCGGATTTTGCAACACATTAAATTATTTAGCTGCTACTCTACTTTTGAAGAAGTTGATAATGCGTTTTATGAACGCTTCTGTGATTATCTTTTTGACTTAGGATTGGTCAGGATAACAATCAATAAGATTTTGACAGAATTCAAAAGAGTTTGGCAGATGGCGGTGGAGGAAGGGATTACGAAAAATAGGAATTTTGGGATTGTCAAAAAGTTCAAAACACAAAC